GAAGTAAAGACTGCAATAATTTCCGACTACTTTAAGGGTATTACGGACAGCTTGGTGAATGGAATAATCAATCCAATAAAACTCTTCCCATCGTCGGAAGAACTTACCGAAGTTGTTGGACAACTGGACGGCGTGGCAAAAACTGTGAAGCAAGTTCCACCATTCTTGAGTGGATTGGCACCTGCTGTAAACGATGTATTTTGGATAATAATAAGCAATCCTTTTTTGGGAGTAGATACTGCAATAATTTCCAGCTACTTTAAGGGTATTGCGGACAGCTTGGTGAATGGAATAATCAATCCAATAAAACTCTTCCCATCGTCGGAAGAACTTACCGAAGTTGTTAGACAACTGGACGGCATGACAGAAACTGTGAAAAAGGTGGCCCTGCTACTCAATAATGTTTCTACAGAGTTGGGGCCACTTGTAACCGGATGGTGGTGGAACTCAGTCATCTTTTTGGGAGTAAAGACTGCAATATTTTCCAGATACTTTAAGGGTATTGCGGCCAGCTTGGTGAATGGAATAATCAATCCAATAAAACAATTCTTCCCATCGTCGGAAGAACTTACCGAAGTTGTTGGACAACTGGACGGCATGGCAGAAACTGTGAAGAAGGTGGCCCTGCTACTCAATAATGTTTCTACAGAGTTGGGGCCACTTGTAACCGGATGGTGGTGGTTCTCCCCGATTGCGAAGATCGGAAGACAAACTGACAATTTCGCAGATTACTTCTCAGGAATAGCAAGCGCTTTGAACACTGGAATTTTAGAACCAATCAAGAAGCACCTTCCACCGTCTTCTGAAATTCAGGAAGCGGCTGCTAGAATCTCAGCCTTGGCCGAAGTAATGAGTGGCTTAAAGGATGCTCTGCAAATGTTGAGCGAAGTAATGCAAGACATTCGGGGCATGAGGATCGACGTTGAATTGTTGAAGACTTTGCCGTTGGCCGAACTTGCCGCTTTGGAAATGAACAACAAGATGACCGAAGCTGGGGGTGGAGCAGCCGCAGGTGGAAAGAGCGTAAATGCCGGTAGCCCAACTGAGCAAGTACAAGACGATAAGGTTGCTCGCAAAGAACAAGAAGCGGCAACATCTTTGTCTAAAGACATGGACCAGTTCATGATAACGGCCATTACTCCGGGCAATGGTTTGTATGTAACTGACTTAATGCTAATTGATACAATCAAAAAGTTATTCAAACAAGAAACCCCGACAGAAGTAGTTGCAAAAGTAGAACAACCGAAGACAGATATCTCTACAGACCCAACTGCGGCTGTAGCAGGAACGATTCCTGCAAACGTAGCGAATCCAACTGTAACTCCTAGAGTTGGCGTCTCTACAGACCCAACTGCGGCTGTAGCAGGAACGATTCCTGCAAACGTAGCGAATCCAACTGTAACTCCTAGAGTTGGCGGCGATCCATTGTCTGAGGCCAGAAGACAAGCATTGCAGCCTGCTATGACTAGGGACCAAATACAGCCTGCTATGACTAGGGACCAAATACAGCCTGCTATGTCTACTGTCCAGAGAGGACAACAAACATTGCAGCAAGCTCAATCGCAACCAAATAGAGGAGATAGAATCCGTCAGGCGCTACAAAGTCGTCCTACGACCAATGAGTATTTGGAACGTGGGGGCAGAAACGCTTCTCGCCGTGAAGCAGAAAGAAGTGCTGAAAGAGACTCAATTAGATCGGCAGAGCAGAGAATAGAACAAGAACATCAGAGGAGTAACCCTACAGTTCGGGCAGAACAACCAGCGACAGCTACCAACCCACAAGTTGCTGTACATCCGCCAACAGCAGATGTGCATCAGCAAGTAAGGCAGAATGCCGCATCGTCCGAACCAGCAGCGTCTCAAATTTCTTCGCCAGAATTGTCTGAATTGGCACAAGCGGCATCAACAGAAAACGATTTGCAAGAACAAATGGTTTCTTTGTTGGAGCAAATTCTCAAGATATTTAAGGGCGGCGAAAGTTCAAAAGCAGGAAGCAGCGAAGCGAATGTGGGTGATACTGCCGCTAACAAAGTTGGTCAAAAGCCAACCAATTATTACCGATGGGCTGCTGGAAAGCACTTCCAGTCTTCCGGCAAACAGATTTTGAATATCGGTTCTCAAATAGTATAAGAGGTTAAATGAAAGCTACATTACCAGATGGTTCGCTTAGAAACATTGAAGATTGTTACATTGATATACCAGAATTAAGTGACAAAATTGTTATGAGAATATTGCCAGATATTTCTGATTCAAAAAGTGCCAATTATGCTGATGAGTCAGCAATTGGCAGATCATTTCCAATTAAGAATTATGCATACTCCGAGAATAGAACAATTTCTTGGACAATTCACCTAATGGTTTGCAAAGAGGGCGATCAAGAAGACATATTGAGAAAAATAAAGTTGTTAGAAGCCTGTGTTTATCCTAGCAGTAAAGAACAGCCTTATGCACCGCCCCCTATTTGCAAAATAAAGTGTGGTCGATTATTGGCAGTAGATGAATTGTGTTGTGTACTGAAAAGTTACTCTATTAAATTCCCAACTGATGTGGCTTGGGATGATATAGGATATGTTCCTTATAAATTAGACATAGATTTAAGTTTTGAGGTAGTATATGACAGTTCAAATCTACCTTATGCCGAAGAAATTCAATTTCTAGGAACAAGTATTTAAGGAGAAAATATGGCGAATTACATAGAAACAACAAAAATTCAGGCTAGAAAGTTTGTCAATGTATCAAGTCGTTATGCTCAATCTCCGGTAGTTTACTATACGGAGAAAAAGAAGCTAACGTACCCATTGTATAGAAAGCAAAAAATAGAACCGAGTAAAAAAGATAAGTTCACCATAATCACAAAAGGCTATGAATATAGACCAGATTTAGTTTCAAATGAATTTTATGGTGTGACAGACTTTTGGTGGAAAATAATGGAAGCCAATAACATTAAAGACATTTATGATTTTAAAAGTGGTCTTAGTATAAAAATACCCGGAGCTTTTTTCTAAAGAGGAATAATGGCTTGTGAAAATGAATGTATATCCACATATTCTTGTGGCCCACCAAATGAACCAATAGATGGTGCTGTTTTCGCCCCGTTTGTGGAGTTGAGCATACGGGGAGGCTCATTTTACACAGTAGGCAATGAATCTTCGCCAAACAACCCGCACAAAACTGTAATTAAATCGTTTCAATATGGGTTTGGTGTGGCCAGTTCAGGTGTTGGTGCGAAGATAGAATTAGTTTCTGAGGGTGGAAATGCGTACATTGAGTTTGCAAAAGCAGTAAACAAAACAATCAATCGTGCAACAGAAGATACAGATTTAACTTATTTTACATATGGATGGATTATCAAAAAGTGTGATGGCAGTATAGAAAAGAAATCTAGTCCGGCAATTCACATTATGATTAAAACAATGCAAACAAACTATGAAGTAGGCACTGTTAAAATCAGTCTTGAATGCGTTGACTTAATGAGTCGTCACTTTGAAAGAAAAATAGAAGCCAATTTTGGAGCAGACGACAACAAGATCCCTCTAAAAGATGCAATAGACTCTGTATTTGGCGAAAACGATCCACAAATGGGGGTAAGATACGAACCAAGAGGAGAATTTATGTGGAAATATGATGGTTTAGAGGGGCCAAGAGCAAAATGGACCGGCGATCAACAAAATGGTTTATCTGTAATTAGAAGGTGGCTCGGTAGCGCTGGCCTCACAATCAATGATAAAGGAACTATCATTCAATATGATCCAGAAGAATCAGACCTTGTAATTACAGAAGACCCAAAACCCGGAAGAAACGAAGATCCCCCTTGTTGTAAACGTTGGATAGGGACATATGTTGTAAACGGAGGAAATTGTAGTGAAGTTATAAGTTTTACGCCAACTGTAGATTGGATTTTGTTTAACAACAATGCTGGTGGTACTGCGATGGGTGGAGATTCGGCTATTGGAGACGAGAAGGCTGATCCAGACATTGACGTAGAAAATGCCGGTCCTCAAGATAATCAAACTATTCAGCATAATGATAGAGATTGGGGCAGTCCAAATAATTCGGCTAGAAGAAACCAAGAAACGACTGCTGCTCAAACTCGTGCAAATAAAGATTATGAAATTAAACCCGGATTAGAAGCTGAATTGAAAATTCTTGGCGACCCAAGCCGAGAATTTGCAAATCCAGTTCTTTTAGCTGGTGCCACTATTTCTATAGTCATGATAAATCCATACACCATAGAAGGATGTACTTGGATTTCGGAGCCAAAATGCAATGAAGTTTTAAGCAATAAAAAATGGCTAATATTGGGAATAGATCATCAAATTGAAGCTGGAAAATACAATACGACAATAAAAGTGAAATTAGATACACCAAATGCAGACATTGACCAAGGTTCTACATTGGGTGGTGACGGATGTGGTACATTGGCATTTGATAATGATTCAGGCGAAGTACTGGAATCAATATAAACAAGGTGAATAATGTTAAATGAAATGCAACAAGAAATTGATTTGTTAAAAAGACAAATTACCACTCTTCAAAACAGATTAGGTAATGTGAATTATGAAATGCGTGGAGTTATGCGTGCTGAATTAGCACAACATAGCACTGTTGTTTCACAAGCCGAAACGCAATTTGGTTTATACACAGCATTGTGTGTAGAAACCATAGACATTTGGAAGCAAAATAGAATTAGATATTATTCTCCTGTATTCCATAATCCTAAAAGTCCTATAAAGAAATTGCCTTGGGCTTTGCCTGTATCTTCAATGGGCGGGTTTGATGATTCTGGTCTAAATTGGGTGCCCCCAGCAGGATCAACAGTATGTCTTTTGTTTGAAAACGGTAACAGATCGAGTGCCTACTATGTTGGAACCACATGGCAAAGAAATAGAGGCCCAGCAGGAGAACACAATTGGGGTATCAACATCCCTGAATACTACCGAATCTGGGAGGGACACCGAAAAGGTTACATGGTTGGACCAGATGATGAATCTCAGGTATTTCCGCCGTGGAACACAGAAAGCTACAACGGTTTCGATTTAACATCAATTTTGGACTTTGCAGACAAACCCGAAGTTCAAAAAATCATCACATATCCAAACATTTACGGATTCAAAACACCAGAAAAACACATGATAAAAATGGTGGATGGTGATCCCAAATGTAACCGGAGATGGAAGCGTTTTGAAATTATGTCCGGTTGCGGCAACTGGATCATGATGAAAGACGATCATTTGCATTATGCCGGTCAGTGGTCACACCCAGAATGCGGTGTGCCAGACGATGATGTAAGTTGTGTAGAAGATGTAAGCGAAGCACCGGAACCAGATCGTGCAAAAGGTGGATTGAACTTTGGAGAAACCGGAGATGATGTAGGAGCGGGATCGAGTACAGAGGAAGTTATTGCTTTAATTGACGAGGAAGCAAAAACACGAGATATTGATCCCGATGAAGGAAAGAAGAAAGAAGATACAGAGTGCGAAGGAACAGTAAGCAATAGTAAAATTATTGGTGGTCATCCAAGAACTGGTCATCCTAAAACAAAATATTATAAACAGCAGAAGGGTGCAAATCCATATTTCAAGCATAAAAATGAATGTCGTCCTTACAAGGGTCCGGGCACACCACAGAACAATAAATGTGATTTGCCGCAATCTGGCATTCAATTTATGTCCATATCTGGCCATACATTTGTAATGGACGATTCAGTAGAAGAACCAAACGGGAACCCAGAGTGGGAACGCAGCATGCGGTCTTTCGACTTTGGTTGCAACAATCACTACGTTGGCAGATCGTATTGGAAGTCGGCAACTGGTCATACCATAGAAATGAGTGACGTAGAAAGTCCGCAAGGAAAGAAAGACACCATGCAATTGCGTGGCAAAGAGAATTATATTCGTTTGAAGACTGCAACTGGCAACTTTTTTGAGATGAATGATCATACAGAGAGTTTAGAAGGGTGTCCTGGGTGCCCACCAAATATTGCCGGTGAAAAACGTGGATTCACAATGCGTTCAACTAGCAATCACTCATTTGAAATGATTGATTGGACTAATGAACAATGTTCTCCATGCCGTCGAGAAATCGAGGGCGCACCGCCAGAAGATTTCCAGCCGGTATCGAAGGCCAAGAAGGCTTTTGTGAAGATTAGAACTGGTTATGGATTGGAAATATTGATGAAAGATGAGGCTTCTCAAGAAGAAACACAACGTCAACACATTCAAATTTTCTGTCCTCAATATGATAATAAAGAACGTGGGCCACACATTCACCGTTATCAAGAAGCCCCAAGTGGCCCCGGATTAGTATTTTTGCGAGTTGGTGGAAACTATGTGGCAATGACTTATGACAATCACATCACTGTGGTTGGAGACTTTGAAAAGAACCCATCTAATCTAATTGAATTGGTCAGTAAGGTTAATTTTGTTTACACCAAAGATGTTTACATAAATGTAAGCGATCAATTGCATTTGTTCTACAATCCCAATGTTATTTTGTTATTGGCGGGCGAAGAGTGTGGGGGTGGGAATGGCAATAATGGATGCGATTGCGGCGGATCTAATCCTTGTGTTGGGCCAATTTTGGTTTACGATACATGTAATAATGTGGTTAGATTGAGTAGCAAAGTAATTGGCAGCTATTCGCAGAACGATTCTTGTTGCACGCTGGTTCCGTTTATCATCGGCAAGAAGTGTCCGCACTGTGATTAATGGGGAACGAGAGTTCGTCAATCCCTAAAGGAAAAATATGGCACTTAAATATCCCGGTATACCCTATCCAATTACGAAGAATCCTAGAGGATTCTTCTTTATACAAGACGGAATAAATCAAGTGAAGGCAGACATGCTGATTCTCTTGTTAACCAATCCTGGCGAAAGAGTTATGTTGCCTACTTACGGCACTCCACTGAGAAAGTTAATGTTTGAGCCAAATGATCCAAAATTGATTATTGAAGCAAAAAACATGATCGCTCGCTCGCTTAAATTGTGGGAGCCAAGGGTGGCAATCACCCAAATTGATGTCAAAAATGGCTTAGATAAGTATTCTAGGCCGTTGGACGAAGACGGAACTGACTCGGATGCGGTTTTACTAATTAGAATATTGTTTGTGGATCGTGCAAAAATTGACCAAGTAAACGAATTGAAACTAGAAGTTCCAGTAGCCAGCTAATGGAGGAAAAATGAGTAGTAGTGGATGCCCTTTTGATATTCAGCCATACGCAAAATCTGAAATAATCAAAAAGCCAAATATATTCAATTTAAACTACACAAATCAAGACTTCTGGTCTATGAAGGCCAGATTGATTGAATTCACCAAACAAAAATACGAAAAAGAGTTTGGCGACTTCGTAGAATCTTCGTTGGCTATTATGTTGATTGAGAATTGGGCATTTGTGGCGGATACTCTGTCTTTTAAGATGGACCAAATAGCCAATGAAATCTTCATAGATACGGTCACAGAAATAGACAACGCCTTCCGTTTGTCTAAACTCATAGGATTCGCCCCGCAACCCCCAATTGCTGCAAAATCGTTGTGGACAGCCTCCCTAAACAACCCAATTTTGACTGACGTGGTAATTACCACTCCATTCATCATAGAGGCAAATGGTGGCAACGAAAGAATCTCAATGGAATTGTTTGCAGCCGATGCCGACAACAACCCTTTATTTGATGACAACATAATCATACCGGCAAATTCAATAGTAAATGCCAGTTTGATAGGACTAGAAGGAAGAACCAGAACACAAGAATTTGATGGAACAGGAGCGGCAGGGCAATCCTTTACGCTAAAATATCAGCCCGTCATATATGATTCTGTGAGAGTCGATGTGGATGGAGTAAGATGGGAACAAGTAGAATACTTTACAGATTCTCAACCCAGAAGAGAATACCGAATCGAGTATGATTCCAATTATTCTGCTTTCATTGTATTTGGCAACCACCGAGCAGGACTTATTCCATCTATTGGGTCGAAGATTAGAGTAACTTATAGAAGTGGCGGCGGTAGCCGTGGCAACTTGGTGAGCAATGCTGTTAATACAGAAACGATCATAACAGTGCCGGGACTTGATTATTCCGTCCCTGTTTTTTTCAGTAATTACACCAAAGCACAATTTGGATACGATGGCGATACCATTGAAGATATACGCAGAAAGCTACCAGCTTGGATTCGCACTCAAGATCGTGCGGTAACTGGCCTAGATTACAAAACTCTGACGGACCAATTTGGCACTGCTTATCAAGGACAGATTGGCAAGTCTGTTGCTGTATTAAGGAACTATGGCTGTGCTGCAAATATAGTAGACATTTACGTTTTGGCCAGAAAAGATCAAGATTCTCTGGAAGAAGCTGGGGATCAACTAAAGGTAGAGTTGGAGAGCTACTTAGAAGAAAGAAAGATGATGACAGATCATATCTGTATCAAAAATGGAACAATAATTTTAGTAGACATTCAAATTGATGTTGTAATTGACAGGTTCTACAGAAAGTTTGAAGAAGAAATAAGGATTAAGCTCGAAAGAAGACTTGCTGATTTGTTTGCTTTGCCAAATTGGGAATATGGACAGTCTCTCAAAGACAGCGAAATAGTAAAGGCTTTTTCTGACATAAAAGAAGTCAAAGAATACAACATCAACTTCGTGACCGACAACGAAGAAAACGGCGGAATCATAGTTACCACCAAATACTATGAAATAATCAGACCGGATGCAATGGAAATAAATTTCGTATACGAGTGACATATGAATAAAACAACATATCAAATAATTTTAGGAAGCATGTTGGGAGATGGTGGGATCACCAAAAACGATCCTGCTTGTAAAAACTATTGTTTCAAAGAATATGTTGTTTGGAAAACCAAAATGTTGTCTGAATTAGGGGCTAAATGTTATACACAAAAAAGACCAGAATTATTCACGGCAACTAGGCCAATTTATACTAGAATCAGAAAAGAAATGTATGGCATTCAAAATCACAAAAATAAAATTATGAAAAGTCACAAAAATATTGATTTATTTGGTTTGTTAATTTGGTATCTTGACGACGGTACTTGGCAACAGGGACAATTAAGCATTAAGTGCGAATCGTTTCCAAAAAATGATTTGAGCAATCTTATTTCATTGATAAACAAAAAATATCAATTATCTTTGGTTGTATATGATTATGAATATACAAGAATGATAGCATTTAGAAAAGCCAGTGCTAAAAAAGTTCTACCTAAATGGCATGATCTTTTTAAAAAACATGATATTCCCTCAACCATGAAATATAAATTAACGGGGGAAAAATGGCCGTATTAAATGCAACAGAAAATCCATCTGCAACAGATGATATAATATTTGATCTAACAACCTTGGATGCGAATGGTTGCTTAGTCGATCCATACAAAGTGGATCGGTTAGTCATTTATTATGTAGAAAGAGATTTTTCTAGCAACAACCTCAGCGAATACAGAGAAGATTTTTACATAACTGAAAAGATGAAGGCGGCTATGGAAGCAGAAGCTCTAGCCTGTGCCGATCCTTCACAAGAAAACATAGAAGCAGCCCAAAGAGCCAGATTGGACGCAGAGGCTTCCAAAACCAGTTCGCCATTCTACTTCAATGACGCAAAGCCCGCTCATATTGTCGGGAACAAAGAATTCCCAGCATGGCTGTCTTCGGATGAAGAAAATTCATTCCTAGAGCATGTCACAGAAGATGAAGATGCAAATCCGCTAGTTGGCAACTTCAAATATACTTGGCAACCAGTCGGGATGCGAGAAGGCGATTACTTCATTTGTTGGACTTGGACGCCACTTCCTGCCGGTGAATCCTATTCTCAACACTTTAAGTTTTACTTGAAGGGTGCCACGGAAGTTACCACAACTATTCCTACGCATCAAACTCCCCCAAAAAAATACGAAACGCTGTTAGAAAGATACACACCCGAAGTATTCAAAATGCTTTTGTGTGATGGTGATCGTACACCTGATGTAATTGATAAACTAAACAAATCGGTCGCAGATGGTTTTACCGTTTTAGAAAATCTTGCGAATCAAATAATTGATCTTTATGATGGCAATGTCCTAGATGAATCTCTTTTGCCATATCTTTCCAACACGCTCGGTTTAAAACTAAAGTCTTATGACCCAACACGTTGGAGAAAACAAATCAAACGTGCCGTTCCTTTGTATAAAAGAAAAGGAACGAGAGGCGGCATAGTTGAAGGATTAGATCAAGCTGGCATTAAACTCGTTGAATATACCCCTTTGTGGCAAGTGATTTCTGCCTATACTTGGCAAGAAATATTCAAATACGATGGAGAAACCAGTTGGACTTTGGCCAAGGTAGCTTTGCCCATAGATGTAGATAATTTCCAACTATCAATAAGAGCAGAAGGCGAGGAAGATTACACAGAGATTTCTTCAGACTATGTTTCCTTTTCTACCGTAGATGGCGTTACAACCATGACTTGGGAGGGCAGTTCTCTTTCGACAAACCCGGTGGATTTGATTGAAGGCGACATAATTAAAGTTTTGTATAAGTACAATGAAATCCCAAGTCCAGTAATACAAACAATAGAAGACTATGTGAGAGCATTGCCACTGGCAGATCAAAGTGATGAAGTGGATCAGGATTATCCTCTCAAAAACATGAACGTGCGATTGATTGCAGAAAACGATCCATTATTTGATGTAATCATACCACAAAAACATCCATATCATGACGATATTATCTTCGGCAAGGTAAGAACCGAATTTCCTTATTCAGAAAACATTTACAACATGGAAGAATACAACGGTAGTATTCGGAATTCCAAAGACCCATGTGATATTGATAAAGATTTCCTCGATCCATGCTTTGCGTGTCTTAGCAGCAAGTACAATGTGGATTTAGAAATAGAAGAATTGACTAATGATAGAATTTACGAGGCGATTCAGATACTAACTGAACATATGCCATTTCATGCTGTGTTGCAAAACTTAAACATCTACGGCGGCTTCCACGAATTCATGGAACAACCGGAAGAAGTAATCGAAGGTTTTGTAAGATATTCTGCCCAAGACGATGTAATCGCTGGGTCGGGCCAAATGTGGTTTAATCGAGCCATGAAAAGAGGCACTACAACCGCCGCTATTTTGAGAAATCAACTAGCAACGGCCAATCCGGTTGCAAGCGGGGCGGGCATTGCTTTCAACGACAAGATCGTAATTTTCTGCGGCGATATAAACTTTGAAAATCTTGGGATGGCAACAAATGGTAGTGCTGTACTAGAAATTCTCTCGTCATCTTTGGCTGGAAAATACAGAATAGACAACCCAAACAAAAACACAGCACAAGTATCTCAAGGCAGTATTTCTGGGGTCAACGACAGTAGTATTTCGGAGCCAATAACAGAAACCAACTCTTCATTTGAAAATCAAGTGTTGAGCGACAGAGCCTTTACTTTCAGAATATCTAACCAAGTAGAATTCGACACCCCGTTTGGAGCCGTGTTCGTCTATCAAGACAATATTCAGGAAGTCACAGATTCAAACCTAGACTACCAGATTCTGAACATTAAAACCCAATGGGATGTAGCCCAAGGCACTGCAAGCGCCCCGTGGCAAATGTCCATTCCAGCTTATTCTGGCACTCCTTATGACATTAAGGATATTTTGCCAAATGGAGCAATAGTGCTAGACGACTCCGCTCACACACTACCGCTCACCAATGCCACTGGTGTAATTTACACGTTATTGGATGAGATTGGCAATGTGAAGGGGTCTAGTACGACGGGCTTTTTAAGAATTACTTCACGTGGCAGAACCGTAGCTACAGGCACCGACATCCAAGATATGTTCAACTTACAAGAAA